GACGTTCAACTTCAACATCTTGCAGGCAGTACGCGCAGAACTCGTCCCATTCCAGTGGCTTATTGTCCCAGTCGTACCAATCTGCTTTGTGATTCTTAGCGGCGGGAGAACAGAACACTCCGATCAATCTGTTACCGCGCTTGTCCTTAGATTGCAGCCCGATTGCTTTCAGGCACTTATCCAGCCCGCCAGCGAACCCTAAGTAGAACGATTCAACCATAGTGCAACGCCACTGCTCAGGCGGCACTTCTATCCCGAGGCAGTGCCGTGTGATCAGCCGCTCGAATGTTGCGTTGAACGCGTGCTTATGCACCGATGCGTCCCTGATGCCTTGCTCAAGCCGCACAGGTATCGGCTCTTTGTGCGGTTGCCAAAGTGCCACTGGCTCCTCATCGAACGCCCAGCCCAACATAAGTATTCGTGTCGACGGGTGCTGTGCGTACTTATATGCCCCCGTCTTCTTCAGGTTCAAGTCTGATGCAGTCTCGTAATCGAGATGTAGCCGCGTCACAGGTCAAACTCCACCGCGGTATCTTTCCAGTCCATCCCTTCGAGATCGACCGCAGCGACCTGCTCCACTCCGCCTAGCTCCTTCCCCGCGAAGTGCACCCCCGCCCGCTCCGACGGGTGGAACTCTCTGTCTGCCTGAAACACCGCGCCGTCACGGTCAGTGGCGACAAATCGCTTGGTTATCACGATGTCCACCCCAAAATACTGGACTGCTGTACCTATCCTTTTCATCTTTCTTCCTTTAACTTATCAGTTAGCAGCTCAACGCAATAATCGAGTTGCTCGCATGCGAAGCTCATCCCCTCTTGTTTTGAGACAGCCATTACCACACCTTCATTTCTTGTTAAGTTCATTTTTGTTTCTCTAATTGTCCGCTTATTACGCTGTTATATTTCGCATTAAGCGAAGACTTCGCACGATTCTGAACACCCGCCGGCTGAATCCATGTCCGCGTCAAAGCCTTTCAGGGTAATCTTCATGTTATCCGCGTATCTTTCAAACGGCAATTTAGATTCAGCTAGAAGATCTAGCGTTGATTGGCGCTTCCTGAAAAACACCCTTGCGTCTTGTTCTGGATTCTTCCTGTGCATTGCTCCGGCCTTACCATGCTTAGACTCCATAAGCGCGGGGAAATTGAATAGCTCCGGCATGTCTTGTGCCAGCGTTAAAAGCTTTCGCTTTGACTTCTTCCAGCACCAAGAGCAATTACCCTCATGCTCCTGTAATTGCAAGTTAAATGACTGTTGTTCCCACCAGTGCGCCACAGACACTTTGGACATTTTTATGTCCCAGCAAAGAGGATAATAAAGACGCTGCTCAACAAACTTCGCGCTAACCCTGTCCATTTCATCAGAGCGTATGCCGATTGCCGTCCTGTAGTCTTTATTCTTCCAGCCTATCGAGCGGATATAAGAGCGCATTGGGCAAAGCTTCAATTCATCGGTGCATTTTGGGAATGCGGGATTGGGTATGCCGTGTTTTTTGATAAATGACTCGAAAACATCGCCGTTCCTGTTGGCCGTTTCAAACGTTACGATTTTATGCCGAGTGCCTTTTCCTACTTCTGGATTTACAACAGCCTCCAGCCATACAGTGTTAAAGCCAAATTCCTTATCGCATTTATTCACAAACTCAAGGGTTTCTTCGCGCTCTTGCCCTGTGTTTGCGAACGTAACAATTATTTCGTCATATTCATCGCGTTTATTATCAAGCAGCCACTTGGTCATAAATGCAGAAGTTTTTCCACCGCTAAAACTGATTGAAAGATTGCTCATATTAAATACCTCATTTAAAAATATAACGAGTCGCACAAATTGAGCGACAAAAGTTCAGTTTCTTTATTTGTAATTCATCCAGCGCCAATTGTCCGCTTATTACGCTGTTATGTTGCTATCCAGCTTCTAGCTTCATCAACATAACAGGGTGCCTCCTACTCACAAACGCATGGTAATCTCCATTTTGTGTTGTAAATAAAGCTATAACCTCGCAACCTGTCTTTGCATTTTGGTTTCTATAATGCCCCTGCTTTTTACGCAGGGGCGGGTGCCTATGCGAACGACGGGCGAATAGCGAGTCCTTGGTCGATCAACATCTGCTCAGTCCAACCCGGTGTAGCTAGGTACTGTTCCAGCGTCACACCGTTCGCCGCTGCGGTCATCACGAGTGCGACTGGCGCCGCTGGAGCAACTGGAGCAACTGGAGCAACTGGAGCAACTGGCGCCGCTGGAGCAACTGGAGCAACTGGAGCAACTGGAGCAACTGGAGCAACTGGAGCAACTGGAGCAACTGGAGCAACTGGAGCAGCGTTCAGCAACGGGTTGGTAGCCGCGCCCACCGATGCAAACATCTGGTCTACTGAAGGTTTGCCGTCCAACCGGCCCATTGGGGGTTCTTCGTCCGTTAGCAGCACCCCGTTCAACCAGCCACCGACACCACCGGTGCCCTTGACGTAACCACTGACCCCCGCGCTAACATACGCCACCTGCCCACTGTAGAGCGCTCCTGGGTCAACGATCGGCATACGGGCCATGTCCACCACGCTGGGTCGGGCTGACTCCTTGGCCGACGCAGTGAAAAGATACCAACCTACGAAACGTGGGTCGTGATAATCCTTTGTGGGGGGAACCTTGTGCTCGTAAAGACCGAAGCATTCGTGTGTACCGGTGTACCCCGACGGGAAGCTGGCCAGCTTAGCTGACGCTACTTCCGCGAGTAGTGGGGCTACCTGTGGGTCGGTGGGGGGCAGTAACACCCCAGCGTCGAACTTCGCGTCGCCGCCAGCTTTAGGGACTTTCGCGGTGAATACCTGTGGGAAGTGTAAAATACCTTTAATTGTGGCCATGTTTCTATCCTTATAAAAATGTTGGTTCGGCGGATGCCGTTTCAGTTGATGCCGGTACGTCGGCGAACATCTTACGTACAGAGTCTACATCATCTGTGGGACAATGTGCAACTTTCTTTAGAGTTAATTTTCCGGCGACGTCTGCTACCAGCTCTTTCTCGATCCGTTTCTTCTGCGACTCAGTCAGTTTGCCCAGCTTCAGTAACGCCGCTGGCGATATTAACTTTTTCGGATAGATCTCGTCTAACTTCAACTTACGCGATTTGAGTTTCTTGACAATCTCTTCTTCAGGCTCGGCCCACTTTCTGCTGCTGCGCCCTGCTTGCATCGCGTACCCGTTGACAGTCTGCCCTGCTTCGATGCGAGACTGAATTTCCGCCGCACAGCCATCGAACGCCGCCATGAGTGCATCTTTCGCGCTCAGTAACTCGCCTAGTTGAGCCGATGTTAAGGACTTCGGGTCTGCGATTACTTTACTTATGTACTCGAACATCGGCACATCTACGGGCACTAACTCTGTGTTACTCATACTAGTCACCGCTTGTATTGATTTTTCGGTAGCAGTCACACAGTGACCGCCTCTTTTCGGACTGGCTTTGCACCATTGACAGTGCTTACCACTGCGCGTCGGCGCGTCGGGGTCGTCTGTTGCGTCGGCAGATTTGCTCAGAGCTAATGAGTGTCGCAACACAGTGCCCACCGTCGTGTCACCCCTCTTGCTGCACTGATACCGCACGACAGGGTTAGTTTTGGGCTGCACGATAGTCAGTCGACAATCCTTCACGGTGCCTGCCGCTACGTGCGGCAGTATCTTGCCTGACAGGTATGCCACTAGCTGCGTGTTATCCTTGACGTTCACCCACCCACGGCCGTCTTTGTAGTCGATCACTTCGATGTATATGACATCTCCCACTGACGATGTGACCGTTATCGTGATGTCTACCGTGCCCCACCAATCATCCCTGCCATAGAATCCGCCGGGGTTAGACCGTGACTCCGCTTCGACCATGACCTCTGTGCCGGGGTACTCTTCGACCAGCTCTTCGACCCGCCGTTCCGTGTAGTCTAGGCACATCTGCACCCGTTGGATACGCTCAATGCCCACTAGCCAGCCGCCGAGGTGTTCGGGGTGATTAGCACCGATGATTTGCTGGTCGTACTGCTCTGCGGGCACGTTGTTGCCCAGACACATCTCAAGTAAGAGGTGACTGCCTGTGCCGTCAATCGCGGCCTCACTGGGTATGTCCTGGTAGTTTGCCTCTTCTCGCACTGACCCTGGGCAACTGGGCCAACGCGCGTTGCTGGGGCCTAATCTAGCGTGAGCGCCCATTAGCTGATCGCTCTCACTGCGGTGATTAGTTCCTGATACTGCTCAGGCTTCAGCTCCGTGACCGATGTAACGCCCATCGCGGCCATCGCACTATCGATACCCTCGCGGCCACCGAGTCGCTTGAACTCTGTCACTAATACACTGTTCAACTGTTCTGGTGTCATGCCCCCAACAAGAGCAGGAGCAGGAGCAGGCGCAGGAGGAGCAGGAGCAGGAGCAGGAGCAGGAGCAGGAGCAGGAGCAGCAGGAGGAGCAGCAAACTGGCTCTCTATCATATTGCACAGCTCGCTTAGTTTAGCCGCGATCATTTCTTGAGCGTCGGCGCTGCGTTTTAGGTCTTTTTCAATTGACATATAGTTCTCCAAGTTGGGTTTTTTGTTCTTCAGTTGAGACGATCCGTAATCGGCCGTCGTTGAATGCCGTTATCATTTCACGGAGCATAAGTTGGTACGGCTTACCCGTCACCCGCTTAGATTTCTTCTGAAATATTTCAAGTTCTTTCAGGGATATGCGAAGACGCAAGTCACCGTCAAGAGTTTCGTTTTCTTCGTCTGACATAGTGATTTTTCCTCAGTTCGTTGTGTCACCGTAGGCATTATAGTGGCACAAATCTGCACAAGTCAACTGAATTGTTTGACAAAGTGACACTGAGTCTGTAAATTGATTTTCAAATGCAGCAATGCTTAAATACCAACGCGGCTTATCTGGGTTCGCCACCTCGGAGACAGCTTTGACCAAGTTGCCGCACTTTTTCTGGTCAATAACTTCACATAGGTCGAGAATGATAAATGTTACTAATGAAGAGTTCCTATCCGCCATTTTTGGTGATGATGCGCCGTTTTGCCACGTCACCGATTTCCCCTACGATCCTGTTAATATACCTAAAGACAAGCACCGTATAGCTTGGAAGGGTGACTACCACAGCCGGTACAACTTCACCGAGGGTACTAACCAATATTTCACTATCAGCACGTTCTACTGCGACGATGAGCAGGAGGCGCGACGTAGGAAGGAGCTATACCGACAGACACACTGCCTCGTTCTCGACGATGTTCGGGAGAAACTGAGCGAGGAAGCCGCCCAACGCTTGCCCCCGCCATCTTGGATACTAGAAACCTCCACAGGCTCGTTTCAGTGGGGGTACATACTCGACGTGCCGTGTACTGACGCGGCTAAAATAGACAATCTGAATGACGGTCTTATCGCCAGCGAGCTTGCACCGAGTGGCAAAGACCCCGGTCAACGTGGCACGACCCGATACGTCCGAACTCCAGAGGGTTCTAACAACAAGGCCAGTAAACTTGTGGGCGGCCAGCCATTCAAATGTGTCATGCGCAAATGGGAGCCATCCCGCCGCGTCACCCTCGAAGCTCTTGCGGCCCCTTTCGACATCGACCTGTCGAGGGTTAGACGTGAGCAACGTGTGGACGGTGCGTCAGCGGTGTCAGATCACCCGCTGATTAACATCCCCGAGCTTGTCAGCATTAAAGAAGTTCGCAGTGATGGTCGATTCGACATCACATGCCCGTGGGTGGATGGGCACACAGGACAGGACGACTCTGGCAGCGCGGTGTTCACTAATAGTGACGGCTCAATAGGTTTCAAATGTCACCACGGTTCGTGTGATAGCCGCACGGGGGCCAACCTACTACGTTACATCGAGGGGCAGTCGCCTGGGTTCAGCTCGAAACTAAAAAACTGGCAGGTTATGCGCGAGCTTGATCTAGTGATTGACCCCGTATCTTTTTTAGCGCCGGTTGTTCGTGTGCAGACCCCCGAGGTCAGCTTCATGTCGACGGGGGATGTCGAGTTCCTTCACCCTAGAACAGAGGGGCGCAGGTACTCCGCTGCGCTGGCGGGCGCGTCCACCCCTACCGGCGCAGTGGGGGATGCGCGCAATTCTTGGTATGGCGATAAAGTTAGCAAGGCTGAGTTCTACGACAATGTGGTGTTCGTCAAAGAGTTGAATCAGTTCTACGACTGGGAATCTAGCATATTTTTTAGCACCGAGGCGTTCCAGAACTCGTTCAGTCACGAGGACGCGGAGGCCCGTAAAATCGCGCTACAGGATGGGCGTGTGCAGAAAGTAGACCGGCTCGACTACGCACCGAAACAGCCCCGTGTGTTCACTGAGAAAGGCTGTCGTTACGCGAATACTTGGTGTGAGTCGTCACAATCGGTGGGCGCACCTGGTGACCCGTCCCGTTGGGTGCAGCACTTCGACGCGCTGGGCTGGGGCGAACATAGGGGCCACATAGAGAAATGGATGGCGTTCACGTTGCGTCACCCCGATCGGAAAATCAATCACATGCTGTTGCTAGGCAGCGGCGAGGGTTGCGGAAAAGATTTCTTGCTGTACCCGCTCGTCAAAGCGATGGGTGACAATCACACTACTATTGAGGGCGAGGATCTACTGTCTGATTTTAGAGAGTTCTTGCTATCAACTAAATACCTACACATCAATGAAGCCGAACTCGGCGACCGACGAGAAGCGATGGCGGTTAGTAACAAGCTGAAGCCCCTCGCTG